GGCCATTCCGCAATACGGTCTGGTATTTCTGTACGTTAGCAATCTTGTTGTCCGCAATCTGAAGAACGTTTGTCGGAACAGCAATGATGCCGCTTGCATCAGACACGAAGGGGTACTTGTATTCGGTGTTGAAGTTCCACCCTTCTCCTTGAACAGAGCGGTTGGCATCATCCAGGATGCTAAGTGCTGAGGCCACCTCTGGATTGAACGTGTCGAGTGAAGTCACCGGAGCCTGTCCGATGCCAGTCAGCATTTGATTAACAGCTTCAAGCTGCGTGGTTGCGAATGTCATTGGACGAGAGTCAGGGACGACTAAAGATAATAAAAAAAGGGGCCACCAATAAGGCAGCCCCAAATGATAACGGATAGAAGTGTCTATCAGTTAACGTTGCGGAAAGCACCGGCACAGGACACCCGGACAGGGCCAGCACCATAGGCCAGACGGCCCACGATCACATCACCCTGGTAGATGACCTTGGTATCAGCACCAGTGGTCTGAACCGAAGGACCGATGGCTTCAACCACACCAGCAGCATCACGATGGAAGATCAGGCCGCAGGCATTGGTGAAGTCGGTAGCAATGCCGTAGTTGTTGTTCTCACCGGTAACGGCAGCAGCATCAATGTTGGCACCGCTGGGCGAGCCATACTTGCCGAGGAACGGAATGTTGTTCGACTTGTAGATCTTGATGCCAGCGATCTCATAGAGACCTTCGCCGCTGTTCAGGTTACCCTGGGTGTTGCCGTACTCACGGTTCAGGATGTTGGTGTCAACCTGGCTGATCAGGGCGTAGTACTGACGGGGGCTCAGAACGGCCACACGACCATCCTTAGGAGCAGCGATCTCGTCCAGGCGGGCAGCGGCTTCAAAGAAACCGTCCACGAGGGCCTGAGCATCATACTCCTTGTTGGTACCCAGGTTCACACGGAAACCACCAGGCTCGCCGGTCACAGCAGCAGACAGTCCCGAAGCACGATCCAGAACGCGGAAGATCCGACGATCATAGAACTCAGCCAGGCTCTGACCGATCTGACGAGCGATAGGACCACGGATGTCATACTGGGCCAGGGTCTCGTTCAGGTCATAAACGAACGCAGAGGCAACCAGCAGGTCGTCCATTGCGATGGTGGTCTCAGCCACAGGCGGGTTGCCCGAACCGAGGATGGCGCTACCAGGAGTGTGGTAACCAGCCGAGATACGACCGGTGTGGATGAATTGAGCTTCCTTGCCGTTACGGAGGGTACGGTTCTGAACCAGACCCTTGGCAATGGTAGCGTTACGGAAAGCTTCATACACCTCACCGGTGAAGAGCTTCAGAAACAGAGCTTTAGTGTCGCCAGCCTTGTTAGACTGACCGAGTTGAGTAAGAGTTGCAGTCATTGTCTTTTAAGAAAGTAGGGTTATCACGTTTTCAAGTACTTGAGTTTTATCCGGATTTGAGGTATTCAGTTTTTGGGTAATACGTCCGTTGTATTGGGTATCCTCCGCAGAGGGCCAATACTCCAGTTCGAACTGGGTTTTTAAAGAGGTTGTCCCATCCTCAAAAGGTCGAGCTGGATTTGCACCAGCACTGAGTTCCAGTTGTCCTGGCTGCCTCTACATTGGGCTATCGACCTAGCGACCCCCAGGTTTGAGCTTCCAATGGATAGGCTTAGGGGGTGTTGTTTAATTTGATGGCCTACACGTAAACAAATGCCTCAGGGACAGCCAGAGGTGTAGGCTCTATTTAGTTGTCCGCGCCGAAAGGCAGCGGGACGGTTCACCATCCACCGGGAATCCATCCGGTGTACATTCGCCGTTACAAAGCCACGGACGCGGGCACTAGATCAGAGCAGATCTCCAGAAGCAGCCAGACGATCTTCAATATCCATACGGTATGCTGGATCGTTGCGGTACCTCGGATCACTAATGGCCTGAGCTAGTTCGGCCTGAGAACGGAATCCCTTGACGGAATTACGAACGTTCTTTCCAGAGACCTGTTGTCCTTCAAAGCCCACGGAGTCCTTGTATCGTTGGTTAAGTGCCTGAACAGCAAAGAAGATCGCATCCTTGTTTCCGCTGTTGACTACGTTGTCATACGCAGCAACTTCGGTAGGAGAAAGATTGTCTGCTGCCCAAGCAAGGGTTTGGTTGTATGCCTCGTTGCCACCAACAGAATTGATGATGGACTGGGCATCAGCATCCGTAAGCACCTGAGGAGGAGCTGCTGGAGCATCCTTAATGCTATTGAGATACGCCTCCACAAGTTTTTCGGAGGGCAGTTCCTTGAGCCGCTTAAGGGTCTCAGGCTTGAGCTGGTTGTTGTTGGAGTAGTACTCCTCGGATGCCTCCTTGAGGAACTGGGCCTCTTCCGAGATCTCCGGCTCCTCTTCGGTTGTGGCTTCCTCTTCCTGCTCAGAGGCTTCTTCTTCCTCTACCTCAGCATCCTCAGCGGGCTCAGGTTCCTTCTGTCCGAGTTTCTTTTCCAGCTCTTTGTAGGCCTTCTCAAGATCCTCAGCAGACTTGAACTTACCAGCATAGCGCAGTTCTGACTCAGCATCCTCTCGGGCCTGGTCATACTTGCGCTGCTCACGTTCCTGTTCTTGCTCGATTAGCTTTTCGCCAACATCAAGGAGACGAGCCTCTTCAGCCCGTTGGGCCTCCTTTGCATCAAGATCGTCAGTTGAATCGAAAGTGGTTTCTTGCATCAGTTGTAGACGCCGCGAACGACGCCAAAGGTTGGGGTGTGAACTTTAGGACCATGGCTACCCACCAAAGGACGAGACTTGTTTGCTCGAACCTTGGGTTTGCCTGCGTACTTGTTACGGGTACTCAGTTCAATAGGAACCTCATAGTCCTCTGGATTAAGCTCCAGGGACTCCTCTTGTTCCTGGTTGGGCTGGAGGCTGTTGTCCTGTTGGGAGTATTCCTCCTCCACCGCCTGTGATGTTTTGGAGCGTCTGGGTGATGCCATCTAATGCTTGAGGGTTCTTTGTTGGATCCATCAACGGGCTACCGGCAAACTGTCCGGCCTGATCCGTCAAGGATTGGAGTGCTTGCTGACGTTGCAGCTGTTGCATCTCCGTGTTCTGTTGTTCTTGGGTCTTGACCAGATTCAGAATGTCAATACCTTGAGCAGCAGCAAGACGCTTGACTGCCTCATCAGGATTGATGAACTTCATCATGGCCTCAGGCCCAAGAGCCTGGGAAATGGTCTGGAGGAACATCATGAGAGATTCCCGATCCTGACCACGACCAACTCCTTCCAGACCAGCAATCACCGTTGGGAACACAATTCCCTTTGGCAGCTTAGGAACTTCTCCAGAACGTTGAAGAACCGCAAGCTTTCGATTGAGGTAGGGACGGAGCAGTTCAACCGTCAGATTACCATAGATACCACCAAGCTGCTCGTTAAGCTCTTGCTGGGTGGCCCTGATCTCCTCTGCGGTTGTACGTTCGGACTGCCTGACCGTGAGAATCAGGAAGGCCTCTGAGAGTCTCTGCGTAAGACTCTGGATCATGTTGAAGGAGGTGCTGAAGTCCTGGGCCTTGCCGACCTGGACCACCGACACATCCTCTGGACGACCTTGAATGATGGCACCATTGCCTGCCTTAGCAAGGTTAGACGGCTTCACTGTGGCAGCAGGGCTGACCAGGAACACCACCTTTGCAGCAGCAGCACTGCCCTCCACCATGGCTTGCATCAAGGCTTCCAGGGACTTGAGATCACCAAGAAACTCTTCGATGCGACCACGACCGTAGTCCTCACCATCAACAACGTTGAAGCGGAGGGGAAGCCAAGGAGTCACATTCTTTGGAGCCTTGCTCAGGCTGTTGGGAACGATCTGTCCATCAACCTCTTGCTTCCAGATCCATTGGTTGTTGATCAGCTTGGCCCATGTGTAAACAACGGCCTCACCTTCACCAACAGAAATGTCCGCAATCGGAGCAGTCCCACTGGTATCATCAACAGCATTGATGTTGCGATTGTTGGTGGTTTGGAGTTCCTTTGGAAGGAATTGACGATCAACGGCCTCAACCGTAATGACCTCAATCGGCTCGCCTTCTCCATCACGAACCACAACGAAGCGGTCCAGAGGATAAAGCTTGACGCCCTTGGAACCCATAAAGACCAGGGCATTGCCCGTCACAATCAGGTGCTTCATGGCTTGATGAAGGATCACCCGATCTTGGGATTCAGCAATGGATTGCATCACCACCCGTTCCATCTTTGCCAGACTCAGATCGATTTCAGACCTGACCTTGGCATCGATTTGTGGATCGTTGGTTATCTTACCATCGTTGATCTGGAGCTTGAAGAAGGTGGTGTTGACTGGAAAGAGACTGAGCATCAGCTTGGAGGCCATTACATTGACCCCCTTGGCTCCAATCGATTGCCACGGAGTTGGTAGCTTTTGACCATTCATTGAGCCCGTGGGCGTCAGCAAATGGGGAATGCTTAGGGTAGCACAGTCTCTAGCAGTATCAAGGAAGATCGTCCTGTCGCTAGATAGTCTTGCATACCTAGAAGCGGCAGTTTGACTTTCCATTGTTACTTACCGATGTTGAGTCCAGTCTGGGTAGATCCACCAGTACTGAGGGGAATACG